AAAAATGATTGAAACTACTCCTATATTAGAGAAAAAAAATACCGTTACTATAGATGGAGAAGATTTTGAAATCTGGTATGACAGTGATTTTATGAACAGCGAAACTACTCTGCTATTTTTAAAAACAATGGTAGAGATTACAGAAAAGGGTTGGTGCCCTTCTTCTCTGTCTTGGTGTTTAGATATAGATAAGTGCAAGGTTTTTTATTGTAAGAATAGTAACAATGAAGTAGTAAGTGGAATAGTTTGTTTTTACTCTGCTAAAAACAGAACCGGTTGGATATTAATGACTTTTACAGATCCTAAACATAGACAGAAAGGTTTTAATACTATACTATTTAACTACGTAGAAAGTTATTTTAAAAGTAAAGGAGCTAAACGAATATCAGCTAGTGTAAACAAAAATAACTCTCCAAGATTAATAGCCTCTTTAAAAAATAATAGGTCAATAGAGTATGTAATCTTAAATAAGGAATTAGTATGACTACTGAGAATAACCATTATCAACATTTATGGGATGATAAATCTTATTACTTTCCAGAACGTATAGATTACTCTATAAAATTTGGAAAAGCTACTAGTATCTCACTTCTTAAAAATGCCGTTATAAGCACCGCGGAAAAAATTATTACAAATCATAAAAATGTTAATTTATTTTTGTCTGGAGGATTAGATAGTCAAGCTGTTCTTTTAGGGTTTATTCATAGTGATAATAAGCATAAAATAAATGTGAAACTAATTAGATTTAAAAACTTATTAAATGACTTTGATTTTGAAATAGGACTAGCTGCGTGTAAATTATATAAAATTAACTATGAAATTATTGATATAGATTATGAAGATTTTTTAAAAAATGAATATGAAATATATGCTATTAGATTGTCTACGTTAGATCCACAATATACTTTACTATTAAAAATTCTTGAACAATCTACAAATAGTTCTGTAGATGTATTTGGCCTTGGAGATTTTAATTTTAGATACCTATATGACAGGGATCTTTTTATATATGAGGAGTCTGAGTATGTAGGTAGATTTAGAGAATATTGTAAAACTTTTATACCATTTTACAGATATGATCCTAATATTATAGCATCTTGGTTAGCAGACAATAATTTTAGAAACTTTATTAATAAAAAAGTATCTCAACGAGATTGGGATATATTTAAAAACGTTTTTTACTCTACGCATTTTCCAAATTTGTCTTCACGTATAAAAATCACAGGATTTGAAAAAATAACAAAAGAAGTCGAAGCTGCTAAAAGGAGAGTTAGACCTTTATTATATTCTAAAAATATTATTAAAGAATATACTTATGTTGATTATTTAAATATTATTAAAGGATAGTTTTAGTATGATCGAAATATCTACGGAATTATTACAGGATTTAATTAGTAAATATTTACAGAAACTTCACGTAGATCAAGAAGTTAGCCATTCTGTCGCCAGAAGCATTGTTATAGCACACGAAAACAGGCATCCTTCGCATGGAATACAATTATTAACAACATATGAAAACTGGTTAAAAAAAGGTATACTCAATAAAACTAAGAATATAAAGTATGTAAATTTTACTAATAATGTTTATATATATGATGCTGATAAAACTTTTGGTCAGTATGTTTTATCCTCCCTCTTAAAGAAACATTTAAAAATAACTGATAGCTTAGGCTCTTCTATGTTTTTTGTAAAAAATATGGGACATTTAGGATACATAAAATCTGTTTGGCAAGGTATAGATTTATCTAATTATTTTGGGTTTTTAGTAAGTAACATTGAAGGTAGTAAGTTAGTAATACCTTATGGGGGATCTACTAAAAAACTAAGCACAATGTGTTTATCAGGTTTTTGTACTAATGATTTTTGTTTTGATATGACATTACCTAGTAATAGTGAGAATAATATTAAACATTTACTGCGGCAGAATAAATTACTAGAAAAGCCTCTATCTTTAAACGGAACACATACTTTAGATCCAAAACATATGTATGATGCTGAAAATAATAACCCTCTAAAGAGCCAAGCAGGTATAATATTTGACTCTCATAAACTGTTTAACATAGGATTATTAATAGAGCTTATGTGTAATATTTTTATACCTTCTACAGATAAAATTGATAGAAATAGATTCTATTCTAATTGTTTTGTGTTTCTTATAGATGCGAAAAAATTTAATAAAGAAGTTTCAGAAGATGTAAAAGCTTATTTATCTAATTTGAAGGAAAATGCTGTTTATATAGCTAATAATAACAAAACAAAAAATACAAAAGTATTTTTACATACTTTTGAATGGGAAATACTTAAAAATTTAATTGGAGAATCTAATGTATAGAGTTCAATACACGTTAATGAAAAGTAATATAACTTTAGAGAGCGCAAATGAGGCTTGCAAACTTGCTAATTCAGGCTTGGGTTATATAGAATTACTGAATGAGAATATAATCTCTAGAGAAATTATAATTGGTCCAAATAGTATTTCATATGTGACTTTTTGGGAATCAAAAGAGAAAAATGATGATTTTACTAATCGAGTATACTTAACAGAGTTAAACGAATTTAACGTAAGACTACAAAATATGGGATTCCTTATAGAGATTACTAAATCTTTTGCAGTATCTTAAGGACACTCTTTATACTTTAACAATTTGAATAAGTTTTTTACTATAGAACACAATGTTCCTGGAACTACAATTTTTATTGAGTAATTAATGTCAGCCAATCATCCCTATTATAATTTTTATCAGCACAAAGATAATATTTATTCTAGTAAAGTTTTAGCCCTATCAGCTTCTTATTTACCAAAAAATAATGGAGATATTGTTTGGAAACTATTTCATTTTGAAAATGAATTGGATAAGCTAAACTTATTGCTAGAACCAGAAGAAACTTTGCAACAGTTATATCTTCAAAGAGCCATAGAATTAAGAAATAACTATGATTATCTCATACTTAACTATAGTGGCGGTCCAGATAGTCATAATATATTGGAAACTTTTTTACTAAATAATGTATTTCTAGATGAAATTTTCATCTATAGTTATTTTGATGAACAAACAATAACATATTTACAAAAAAACAATTCAGATACTTTTGCGATGTTTCCTGAATTTTATGAAGCTCAGATGAGCGCAATTCCTGTTGCTAAATATTTAATAGAAACTTATTCTCCGCATACAAAAATTACTTATGTAGATAATTTCTACAAGATACATAAAAAATTCTGGGAAAACAGATCTGAATCAACTTTTTTAGAAGATATAAAAGGCACTGCGAGTGTTATGTTAACTCATAGACACATGGAAAGATCTCGGAATCCTAATTTTAACTTAGACTGGAAAATTATTAAACAAAAAAAGAAAACAGCTCATATATGGGGTATAGAAAAACCTAATTTATCTTATGATGAAAAAGGTGTGTATTTTAAATTATTAGATCATACTGTATTGAGTAGAATAGATTTACAGCATAGTTTGACTGTTGAAGATATTCCAAATAATCATGAGTTATTTTATATTCATCCAAGTTCAGTTAAACTATTTGTTAAACAAGCTCATACTATTAATAAAAATTTTTCAAAAGATTTCTTTAATGATTCAGCAATCTCAGCTAGTTCTCGTAAAAAACAAGATACTCTTGCTAAGGCTATATATTCTTTTAAAATTAAACTGCCTTATTCAGGTCTCAAAGTCTGCGACTTAATTGGAAAATACGATCAAATACCTATACTGAAAGAATTAGCTAAAACTGGTATTATACCTGGATATGCTGATATGACTGAGCCGTTAAATTTAAAACTATATGCTGATGATAAAAATTCTTTATCTTCTATTAACTATGATAAATTTGTAACTTTCATACAGTCAAACTTATTTAAATACATAGATAAAAAACAACTGTTACATACTTTGTGTATAGGCTTCACAAGTAAAAAATACTACATTGAATATTATTAAAGAGGTATTATATGTTAAAAATTATACTTACGTTTATTACAGCTATTTTTATGCAACCGGTTTTCGCAAAAGAACTGATGCTTATCAATAATGGATCCTCTACAGGTATTAACAGTCAACTTCTACAGGAATATGTTAAACAGTTTTCTGACTATAAAATAAGTGTTACACATACTAATTCAAATTGTGCTCTGAGTAAAATACTATGGAATAATTCTAATCAACCTACTATGTATGTTTTGACTACGAATATAGATGGTTCTTCAGATAAAAATAATTTATTGTGCTATATGAAATTTAATAGTGATAATTTACTATTTATAAATTATTCTGCACCTGTTGAACTATGCTCTATTAGTTCTAAATCGTGGGAAGATTTGATAAAACCAAATAGTAGCCATGTTATAGGAATTACTGCCACTACTACATCCCTACCAGAACAGTTTTTAACTAAACTTTCAGATATATATGGAATTAAATTAAAGTATGTTAGAATTAATACTAACGCTGAATTTATGACCCTTGCAAAATCACAAGAATTAGATTTTGGATTTAGGACAGGCTTAAGTGGGTTAGAATTTTTTAAAAATAAGTGTATTTGGAATGTTTCACAGTTAGACAATACTTCTATACCTAACATTCAAAGCTCAAAGATGTTGTACGATAATTTATACGAAGAATCTGTTATTTTACATAAAAACCTATCAAACGAACAGATAAAAAACTTTAGAGATAGATTACATAGATCATGGAGTTCTCTAGAATCTGTAAGTTTACGACAAAAAAGAGGTTACGATGATTCTTTAGTTAGTTATAAAACCGAAGAAGAGATGATTACCTTATTTAATAAGTTTTTATCTAGATTTTAAGTATATAGTTTTTTACTAGTTTTATTGTTATGGCAACCGTATATTTTAACATTTTACAACAACATTCAAATAAAGTTATTATATCTTTAATGTCTAAAAAGTACAAGCAACAACCTGAAGAACAACCTAGGTATCAAAAAAGTCTTATACCTAAAACAGAAAATCAAAGAAGATACTACAGCAGCTTACAAGACTATCCGATTACCATCGGATTAGGCAGCGCCGGAAGCGGTAAAACATATATAGCAGCCTATCAAGCAGCTTGGGAATACGAGCGAGGCCTAGTAGATAAGATTATCCTAGTAAGACCTGCAGTTACCAATGAGAGTTTTGGCTTTCTACCTGGAACTCTTGAAGAAAAATTAGATCCTTATATGCGACCTCTGTTCGACTGCCTTGAGCAGAGGTTTGGCGTTAAGAAGCTAGATTCGATGATACAGTCTGGCGAGATAGAACTAGCTCCACTAGCATTCATGCGTGGTAGAACTTTTAATAAGAGCTTTGTCATCCTAGACGAGGCCCAAAATAGTACTCGAGATCAGATGATGATGTTTTTGACCAGATTTGGTGAGGGTGTAAAAGTAGCTATTACTGGCGATCTTGATCAAAGTGATCTTAGACACGATAATGGTTTAGAGTGGGCAGTTAGACGATTATCTAATTGTGCCAGCGTATCAATAGTACGTTTTTATCAAGATGATGTTGTTAGAAGCCATCTTGTCAAAGAACTTATGAGGCATTTACAATGAGTGATGATGTAGATAAGATTAAAGAAATTGCCTACAATAATAAGGCTAGATTAGAGACTCACGAGGCTCTATGCACTTTAAGATATGAACAGATTTTAGAAAAATTAGAATTTAGTAATAGTCAGATAGCCGCTCTTGCCGCTAAACTAGAAACATTGTCTACTATAGCCGTGCAAGGTAAAACATCTATCTCTACTACAGTTTGGTTATTAGGAGCAGGAGCAGGAGCGTTTACGTTCTTCATTTTTATACTCAAAACATTTAGACTTATTTAATGCCGTTTTTTAAACTTAATATTCAGAAGTTACTTGAAAAAATACCCTCTAGGTATGCTAGAGATGAAAAAGTAATATTTAACGATTCTCAATGGGGTCTTTTTAAAGGCCTTGAAGAACACCGATTTTGGGTGCATATTGCTGCGCGTCGTACAGGTAAGAGCTTTGGCGCATCTATCCTTGCGCTAGCTAAACTGCTCGAGCCTAATCAACAGGTTATCGTAGTGGCTCCTAACTTTACCCTAAGTTCTATTATTTGGGATTATGTAACAGATTTAATACAAGAACTTAAGATAGAATGTGATCGTTTCAATCAAAAAGATAAAGTAATAAAACTTATTAATGGTTCTACGTTTAGGCTGCTTTCTGCTAACAATAGAGACTCTCTTGTTGGTAGAGCAGCTAATTTTTTAATTGTAGACGAGGCAGCAGTCATAGATGATGATGAGTATTTTACCAGAGACTTACGCCCTGCTCTTTCTACCTTTAATGATTCTAGGGCTCTCTTTATTACTACTCCTCGCGGAAAAAACAATTACATCTATGAGTATTTTAATCGTGGTCCTGACGAGCGCTATTCTGAGTGGGGTAGCTCTCTATATACTTGGAGAGCTAATCCACGTCTTTCAATAACGGATATCGAAGAAGCTCGTAGTATTATGTCTGAACAGCTCTTTAAACAAGAGTATGAATGTGAGTGGTCTACTTTCGAAGGTCAGATATATGCAGTGGATGAGACTAGACATTTATTAGACCTGTCTGATATACAACCTAAAGATAGTCGATTTGATTTTATCGGTGGATTAGACCTTGGATATAGAGACGAAACCGTATTCTTAGTAGTGGCTACAGATGGTGAGAATTTCTATGTAGTAGATGAGTATATTAGTAAAGAAGCTACTACCTCTACTCATGCAGAACATTTTAGAGAACTTATAGATCATTGGGGAGTTAATTCTATCTACATAGATAGTGCGGCTCAGCAAATGAAAGCAGACCTTGCATATGAATATGATATTTACTGCGAAAACGCTAATAAATATCAAAATGAAGGTATAACGCATTTACAAGTTTTACTTGAACATAATAGATTAGTTTTTAGCTCTACGGTTCCTAAAACCTATCAGTCTATGTGTGCATATAGATGGAATGATAGAGGTGAGAAAGAAAAACCTCTACATGATTGGGCTTCTCATTGTTGTGATGCACTTAGATACGCTATCTATACACACGCTAAAAATAAAGTAAGTATCTACGGATAAGACAAAGTAAATAAAAAAGTTTAGACAACAATATTATACACTGTTATCATATTGTATGAGGTATAACCTTGAGTGATACATTTTTAGGACGTACTAGAGCATGGGTGGCTGAAAAGCTAAATCCAGTTCAGCCCTCTATCGCTAGAGACGCTGGTTATCAAGTACCTGAAACAATAGTTGATTATGAAAGAGCTTATCGTGACGTAGAAGTAATACGTCGCGCTGTAGACATTATTATCAACGCTTGTGCAAATGTGCCATTGACCATAGATGGCGGTGCGGCTCCTAAAAAACTAAATAAACTTTTAAATATAACTCCTAATCCTTTTGAAGATAGAAATAGAATATTTCGCAGATCTTTCCTAGATTTTATGCTAGATGGTAATGCTTTTTTTTACTATGATGGAACATCTCTATATGCATTACCTGCTAACGAAGTAGCTATTCAGCCAGATGAAAAGACTTTCGTTAAAAATTATCAATATCAACTCAGAAGTGGTTCGGTTCTTTACGGTTTTGATAAGCCAAAAGTTAATAATATAAACTTTGACCCGGATGAGATTATCCATGTAAAATCAGATAATGAAGATTCAATCTTTAGAGGTTCCTCTAGGTTAAAGCCTCTTAGAAGACTGATAGAGCTGTATTATGCTTTAACAGACTTCCAAAGACAGTTCTTCAAAAATAATGCAATACCTGGCATGGTTTTACAGACAGATTCTGTACTAAGTCAGAAGGTAAAAGAAAGACTACTAGAAGCCTGGAGAAATACTTATTCTAACGTATTTCAGGGAGCTAGAAGTCCAGCCATCCTAGACGGTGGTTTGAAAATTGAAAAGTTTAGTAACATCAATTTCAGAGAACTAGATTTCGAAGCTTCAGTTGATAGATTACAGCAAGATATGTGTAAGGCGTTAGGTGTACCTTATGTCTTATTAAAAAGCGGTAATAATGCTAACATAGAAGTAAACGAAAGACTTCTATATAATCACGTTGTTCTACCTATACTACATAGTTATTGTAGCGCCTTTCAGTTATACTTTGCGGGAGATGTAAAAATATATCCAGATAAGTATGCGATCTCTGCTCTACAACCAGATAATAAAACTCAGGCTATGTATTATACTACTCTAGTAAATGGAGGTATCATATCTCCTAACGAAGCTAGAGAAGGTTTAAGACTATCAAGATCTACAGATCCAGAAATGGATAAGATAAGAGTGCCTCAAAATATAGTAGGTAGTGCTACAGACCCTTCTCAGGGCGGTAGACCGGTAGAAGAAGATAGAACAGAGCCTACAACAGCTACTCCCTTAGAGGATACAAACACACAAGGATCGACTAATGGATAAGAAATTTTACTTAAGTGCCTCATTTGAAGCGAATTCTGTACAGAAGAAAACAGGTAGCAAAAGTTTAAAAATTGCTGGCTATGCTAATACTGTAGATAAGGATCGCGCAGGTGATGTTGTACTTCCAGCAGCATGGGCTAAGGGAATAGACAGGTTTCGTAAGAATCCTGTTTTATTATATCAGCACAAACACGAAAATCCGATCGGCAGAGTAGACAAAGTAACTGTTGATAAAAAAGGTATGTTCATTGAGGCTTCCGTTAGTGAAGCTGCTGAAAAATTACACGGGGTTCATAGTCTCATAAAAGACGGAGCCCTAAAAAGTTTTAGCGTAGGTTTTCTAGTAAAAGACGGAAAACTAGATAAGGCTAACGATACATTCGTTATATCTGATGTTGAATTACTAGAAATCAGCGTTGTAAGTGTTCCTGCTAACCAGGAAAGTCTTTTCTCTGTAAAGAAGAATTTTGAAAATCAAGAAGAGTATGAGACCTTTAAAAAGTCTTTTCCAGTTCAAGATGCAAAAGAAGAAGAAGAGATTAAAGCTTCTATGACTTCAGAAGAGAAAGCTATCTTAGAAAACGAAGGCCCATATAGAATTGGTATAACTACTCGTGATATGGGACACTATCATATTTTCCAAATGACAGATACAGACGATGGCGCTACTATTTTCGGCTCTGATTCTAGAGAGCACGTTCATCAGATAATTAATGGCCAAATTCAGGCTGCAGAAGGCCACACTCACAGAATTCTTACTACCGCGGTTCACGCAGAGCAAGAAGACGAAGAAGAGGAAAGCGTTCCTAATATCTTTTTAATGAGTGGAACAGAAGATACTGTGCAGAAAACAGTAGAGACAAAAGATTCTGAACAAGCCGAAGAAGATACTGTAGAAGAAACAGATCCTTACGAGCCAATTCCTTTTGTAAATCTATTAAGCGCAAGCACTGGAGCACTAGCTAATGGACAATTTGTTCAGCTAAAAGGTGAGAGGTATGTAATTACTAAGATTGCTACTTCGGATAGTCCAAGTTTCCAGTTTAAACAAGTAGATTTACAGGGACAGCATCTTGATAAAATTTTAAACATTGACGCTACTTCCCTAGAAGTGTTAAATATATGGGATGTAGGAACAAATTTTGATATTCAGCTAGCAGAGATCGAAGAACTCAGTCTAGATGAAGATACAAAACAGACTATCCTAACAAACTTTAAAAACTTAAATAACGTAACCGAAAAAGATCTATATGATCTCAAAACAGACAACCTAGTAAAAACTAACCCAACTCTACAAGAAAAATTAAACAAAACAATAAACTTAGTATCTACTAAAAACTGGACTGATTCTGACTTTGTAGTCGCAAATAGAATTTGTCAAGTTATTCATAAATTGAAAGAAATTGAGCACAGTGAAGCATCTATGCGACAAATAATGCTAAAGCTTCACGGTCATTTAGAAGCTCAAACAAAGGAGAAATTAAATATGGCTACTCAGGCTGTTGACGAACCAGTTGTTATTGGTTCTACTGCTGAAACCAAGGCTGAGGCTACTGCCACAGCTAAGGTTGCCGAGCCTCGTGTTGCTGAGCTAGTTGAAAAGACTGGTGAAGCTATCATCAAGGAAGCAGACGCAAAGGATAAGTACGGTGAGTATACTCCTCGTGAATCTGAAAAGGCTGCTGAACTTCAGGCTCAGATCAAGAAGTACAAAGACGAAATTGCTGCACTACAGAACAGCAAGATGGTATTCCAGGAGCAGTCACGTGCTTCTCAGTTCACTCAGCGTGAACTTGCTAATGCCTACCTACTATCTAAGGCACTTCGCAAGGAATCTGTATTCGACACCAAGCTAGGTGCTCGTATGAAGGCAGTAACAACTGTAGATCAGTTCCTATCAAACTTTAGCTCAGATGTTTATACTGAACTACAGCAGGAACTAGTTGTTGCTAAAATGCTACGTCGTATGTCAGTAGACGCAAAGACTTTCAGAGTCCCAGTTGCTGACGAAGACACCGATGGTGATGTAGCACAGTTCGCTAGCGGAACATATACCACAGGTATTGCCGACGCTACCAACGTGCCAACTTCAAACCAGAGCACAATCAAGTCTGTAGACTTCACACCTCACAAGTTCATGGCTACAACACACCTAGCTAAGGACGAAGAAGAAGATACAATTCTTCCTCTACTAGACTTCCTACGTACCGCTTCTATGCGTCGTATGGGCCGTGCAATCGACAAGGCTCTACTACGCGGTGACGGTTCACTAAGCGGGTTCACTGCTTCACCAACTAATGCTATCACAGCAGGAACTGGTTATGCTGCAGTATTCAAGGGAATTGCAACCCTAGCCAATGATATCTCTGGTCTCCGTGTTCAGACCGGCGGTAACTCAACCAAGGCTACCCCAGCTAACATTGCTAGCGCACGTGCCGAATTAGGTAAATACGGTCTACAGCTAGGAGATCACCTAGTATATCTAACAACTATTGAAGGATATAACGAGCTAGTATCAAATTCAGACTTCCGCACAGTTGATAAGTTCGGTCCAAACGCAACCTATCTAACAGGTGCTCTTGGAGCTGTATACGGAATTCCAGTTATGATCACTGAGTTCCTAGACGTTGTAGGCGGTGCAGACCGTCACATCGGTCTACTAGTATACAAGCCAGGGTTCCTAGTAGCTGAGCGCCGTGCAATGGAGATTGAGAGCGAATACGATCCACGTCGTCAGCTAACTGCAATCTACATGAGCACACGCCTAGACATGAAGGCACTAACAACTAACTCAAGTGCTGCCCTTGATGCAACCAAGTATTCAATGGCATCAATAATCCGTTCTGGAGCATAATAGTAGTTTAGGCACGGGAGTAGGTAGTAGAGATACTACCTACTACCCATAAGGAGAAACAAAATGGCAGGAGCCGGACAAAAATTCCTACATATCGTTGATGCCGATCTAAGCTACAATGCTCAGTTTAAGACTTTTGATGAAATTCCATCACACGCTTTAAACTTCGGATCAACAATTAGATTTATGCCTGGTGTTTACGAAATGGGAACTACCAATCTAGATAGTTTAACTTTCGAAGGCATCGGCAACCCAACAGACGTAGTACTAGCAAACCTAGTTATAGGTGGCGCATCTGCAAACACTAATATTTTCCGTAATGTAACACTAAGCGGAAATAGCGGTGTAGCTGCTAGCACAGGCCGTAGCGTATTTATTACCAACGGTGCTACAGGAACTGTAAGGTTTGAAAACGTAACCTTCACAAATGGAGACTTTGGTATTGATAACCAAGCTCTAGTAGCTCTAGTAGTTGATCGTTGCGACGCTAGTGCAGTAGACAGAGCAATCCGTTCTAATGCAGTAGTATCTGCAAACGTTCGTTTCAGTGTTCTAAATGCCTCTTCAAATGCATATTTCACTGGAGCAAACGCCACTCTAAAGGCAGTTCAAGTAATTGCAAGCAGAAGCGGCGGAGCAAATACTGGTAATACGGTAAAGACTGTATCAGCACTAATTTCATAAGATTAGTCTACTGATAATCAAGTGAGAGGTAGCTGTTAGAAATAATGGCTACCTCTTTTTTTTAGAGGAAAATATGGCAAACTATGTAACTCTAGCAGAAGTTAAAAACTATCTTAAGATTAACAGCACAGAGCATGATGGTAGATTAGCAAATCTAATTACCTATGGCTGCTCTGTGATAGAGAGTTATTGTGGGCGAGTTTTCTCTTCTAATTCATATACTGAGATATTTGACGGCGGAACCTCTAGCTTATTTGTTAAAAACATACCCGTAAATAATGTTCATCAGGTTTTAGAATATGATGGCAGACAGTATCAAGTTTTAGACGGTCCTACAATAGACAGTTCGATAGTTGACGCTTCTAGAGTAAATAAAACAGTTACTTCTAATACAGGGTTTAGTCTTCAAACTAGATTTGTAAAATATGGAATTTCATCCGGTCAGTTAAACGGTTCTGGAGGATATTTGTCTTTAACAGACGACGATGATTTCTGGTTTGATAGCTTACCTTTTGCGGTTGAAGGCTGGTTTAGATTTAATACTTTAGTCAGCTCTCAGACCCTTTTCTCACAAGTAGAAGACAGTAATAACTATTGGAAGTTTGGCTTTAGCAACACACAAGGACTAGTTTTTGAAGCTAAGCAAGGCGGAACTCAAATTGCCTATGTAGCTAATGGTTCTACTACTGGCTATACTGCTAATCAATATGTCCATGTTATGTTTTCTAGAGATGAGAATAACGGTTGCAGAATATTTAAAGGCGGGTCTTTAGTAAGTCCTGTAGTAACAGTATCTAATGTATTCCCTAACCTATCCGCGCCTGTAGAGATAGGAAGACAAAATTTAGCAGATAAACAGTATTTCTCAGGTCAGTTAGATGAGATAAGAATGTCTCTAAATAGCTACAGAGCCAATGCTAACTTTGTGCCACAAACCTACACATATTCAACAGATACAAACACTACGTTATTAATGCATTTTAACGGTTCTAAAGATGCTATTACTACCTATGATTCATCTTTAAATAGAGAACAGTATACATGGTATGGAGCTACTGGAGAAATAACTAAACACGTTGGACAAGATACAGGTAGAGAGACTCTCAGTATCTTAGGTGTTAAACAGTTTTATAACTATACACATGGTGTAAAAATTACTTACAACGGTGGATATGATACTATACCTTCTGATGTTAAACTAGTTACCTTAGATTATATTAAAGAATTACATAAAGGGTTAGAAAATAGAGCGGTTTCTCTACAAGGGGAAAGTATTTCATCTTTTGAATTTACAGGTGGGTTTGCTCCGCATATTCGTCGCGTGTTGGATCTTTATAGGATTGTGATGTAATGGCGGATTTTAGAGCTGCTTTATCAATAATATCTACACAAGATGAGGATGCCAAAGAGTTAATATCGTATTATAGTGACGTATTAAAAGCAACTAGTGCGAGTCAAAAGACCATTATTAGAAGGGATCAATTAGAGCCCGCTGTTTTAAGGTATCTGGAAAAAAAATCTAAAATAAATTTTAGGAGAGGTGCAGGAAAAGAACCGGATTTCGTAGTTAATTGGAACACCAAAGAACAAGGTACTAGACCTGGGAATCTTTTAGATATAGAGTTAAAAGCTAAAATTATTACTGAAGGTGACATAAAAATAGGTGGAGCCGCTGTACCTATTGATGTATTACAAAAAACAGGACTCATTACCGCTTCTCAATTAGATGTTCTCAGAACAGCTCCAACAACCTCTGGTGGTGCAGCTATTAGAGCTAGAACTACTCCTGTAATAACAAGCTACTTCGATTATTTAGGTGAATTTGCTAGAATTACACAGGGTTATACAGTTCCACCTTCTAAAATACTTTATTTCCAAGGGAAAGTGGTTGGTAAGAAAAAAGAGAAGCAAATAGTAGAAGATTTTAAAGAGTCAGAAGCCGGAAAAGAATTTTATGCTTCTAGACAACCACTACCTATTACTGAACTCTCAAACACTACAAACAATTTATTATATGATCAAGCAGCTAGTATAGTTAAAGAATTAAATTCTATATCTCCTAACCAAAACCTATTTGACTATTTGAAACAAAATCAGCGAGAAAGCTTTGAGGCTTTAAAAAGTAAAGCAAAAAATGTATTAGTTACATGGCCTGTAATAGTGGGAGGTATAGGTAGTACTACTATATCATCTTTAAAAGTAGCTGAAATAACTTTTAGTGGAGATGACTATTTTAATTCTAAGTTTTTTTATATGAAAGTTAAAAGAGATTCTCCTGTTTCCATAACTTTTTATCCATATATAAAAACTCCTATAGAAAAAAGAATTTTAGCAGAATTTGATAAAGATAATTTTGCCGCAGCTGCTTTTGCTATTCAGAATCAATTAGAAAAATTTGAGAGTAAAGAATCGATTATCAAATATAAAAGAAGAGGTTCTAAAGAGGAATTAAATATATCTGCTACTTTTTATGCCGCTATGTTAGGCAAAGACGGTGTTCCTGCTGGAAGTATACCACAAGGTAAAGTTAGGGTAAATATACCCCGTCGTAAAAGCTCCGCTTTTACAAGTAGAACTGCTCCTGCTAGAAGATTATTAAGAGAAACTAAGCAACCTTCTATGGGAGATTTTATTACTAATGATACTATAACTGCTCTTACTCAAAGAGAGATGATGCGTAGAATGCCCATAGGTCCTGTTGGAGGCCCTCCTCTATCTAGAAAAGTTTTAACCTATAGAACCGGAAGATTTGTACAGAGCCTTAAAGTAATAGCAGATATGCGTTCTCAAGCTATGCAATATTACTACGATCCTAGATATTGGATACATGAAACTACTAGTAGAAATCCAAGAGATCTTATAGATTCATCACTAAACTCTGTGACTAGAAATCTATTTTCAAAAAGATTCAATCTCGTAAAAGCAGAGCGAAGCTTATAATATGGCAACTAGTAGACGTAGAGAAATAATTAACTTTATTATAGCACAACTTAAAACTATAGACGGTGCAACTAGTTCCTATGGTTATAATTTTAAAACTAATTTATCTCAAAACGTATTTAAAGGATTGAAATATATAGACCAAATAAATGATTTTCCTAGTATATATGTACAGGGAGGCGTAGAAACCTACTCTTATAACTCTAAAACAAATACTCAAGGATCAATGGAAGTTGTGGTAAGAGTATATACATATGAAGAAAATAGTATGTATAAACTTGAAGATATAATAGAAGATATTACCCATGCTCTAGAAAGAATTAAATTTACCCAAAATAGCAGAATTATATCGGCAGAAGTATCCTCGATAGATTCTGATTCTGGATTATTAGATCCATACGGTCTTGGAGAAATTAGAGTACTGGTAATATATGATGTGGATGACTAATGAGTAGCAAACGCAGGCAAATTATAAATGAAATAGTCACAGCTCTCAAGCTGATAGACGGAGGCATAGAAAGTTTACCTAATAGTCCTCGCAGCCCTTATACTTTTTGTACCAACATTAATAACAACGCTTTTGCAAAACAAGAATACTTAAATACTATAAATGATTTTCCTAGTGTGTATTGTTACCCTATGAGTTCTGAAACTAGAAGCAGAATAGGAGATGCACAAGTTTTCTGTAGTTTTATTTTAGAAATTAGAGGTTATGTGTATAGCGACGATAATTCTATAGAGGTTACAGCTGATCTTGCTCAGGATGTACAGTATATTATAGATTCTATGAAATATCGTCCTTCTTTTAAAAGTTTAAACGTAACCGAATGCAGAGTAGAGTCCCTGTCTACTGATGAAGGTATAATGGATCCTTATGGAGTGGCAGAGATTAGAGCATTAGTAATATATATACAAGATTCTAACATTTGAAATTTTTATTATTTGCGCCCTATAGTAAGTGGTGTTATACTTATAAAATATAAGAGGGACCGCCTAACTCATAGGGTTATATTAAGGAGTTAATTATGGCACAAACATTGAACCTTCAAAGAAATAGTGAAGTGTTCCTTTCTACTGTAAGTCTTAACGATGGAGACGCAGTATCAGCAATGACACCGGCAAATACTTGGAAGGTTGAAATCCTTGCAGGTTATGCAATGTCACAGGCTGCAGCTACTCAGGACATCAACAGCTTAGAGAGCGGTACTACACCAGATCGCTCTAGTAAGCGTTTTAAAACAGCAATGAACCCTGTAGAGTGGAATTTCCAAGCATATATCCGTCCAACTGGTATTGAAAATACTACTGGCGGTACTTTGGTTCACACGTCAGGTAATTCAATGCCTACCTCAGATTGGTATCTATGGCAAGCTCTTATGTCAAATACTTCTACCTATACTACCAATAAGCTTACTAGCGTATGGCAGGCAGGTGGAAAGTTTGCTAGTGCTGCTAGAAATGCTAGCGGTAATACTGCTGCTCATACACCTAATTTCGGTACATCTACTGCTTATAATTTGTATTTTAAACTTGATAACGTTATATATCAGGTATCTAATACAGCAGTTAATCAGGCTGCAGTAGACGCTGCTATTGACGCAGTTGCTACTACTACTTGGTCTGGATTTGGCACTAACCTAATCGAACTAACTGGTACTCCTAGAAATAATGCAGTATCTGTGTTTGGTGGTATTTTAAATAATGGAACCACAATAGACGCTAACAGCAATGCTTACGTAACTACTGCAACTCATTCTTATCAACCTTGGGATCAGTGGAACGTAGCAGGAACAATCTCTACTGCAAGCTTCATTAAGAATAGACTTTCAAGCCTAACTGTTAAGTTTCAGCCTGCAGGCGGTTCTTCAACAACTTATACTTTCCCAATCACGGCTCTCACCTTCAACTATAACAATAATATCACCTTCATCACTCCAGAAGAACTATCAAAGGTCAATACCCCTATTGGTAGCTTCACGGGTTCTAGAGAAGTAACAGGATCATTCACTGCTTACCTACGTGGTGCAGACGGAGATTCTGCTCAATTCCTACGTGATCTAGCTAATGATCGTCGCCCAGCTCCTACTGCATTCTCAAATGCAAACCTAGTTGTTGGAGGAGTTACTGCTCCATACCTAGCACTCAATATGCCTGCAATAGTATTTGACGTTCCAACTCACGGAATTGAAGATATTATTTCAATATCAGTAAACTTCAAAGCACAGGAACCAGTCAATACCGTTACAACCGGTGGTGAAGTAGACCTATACGCTAAGAAGTAACATTTAACTAGTTGAGGGGCTAGTTAACTTAATACCAAAGGCGCTTACCGCGACAATCTTTCGGGATCCCCTCATCCGATCGTGCGTCGATCAAACGGTAAGCGCCACTTTATTTTTAAATTATGAGGAAAAATGTCTAAAATTAAATCACTACTTGTTTCTGGGGATAAAACTATTGATGTTGACTTCCCAGATGTTGATGGATTCGTAGTTACAATAAGCTATGTTCCCAGAGAAGACTTAGTAAAAATTAGAAATCAGGCACTAGTGTACAAATTCAACAAACGCACCCGCCAAAGAGAAGAGGAGGTGGATAATGACAAGTTTGTTGAGGCTTACGCTGAACGCGTAATTAAAGGCTGGAAAGGCTTAAAGATTAAGCACCTACCAAAACTACTACCAGCCGATATATCTTCTTTAAATCCAGAAGATGAAATTGTTTATTCTCAAGAAGAAGCTCTTGAACTACTAAAAAATAGTAGTATTTTTGATCAGTTCATTACTGATACTGTAAATGACTTAGAAGCTTTCTCTATTAAGAAAAGAGAAACGACAGTAAAAAACTGAGTAGTTACCTCCGGGAGACTTTTGCTGGAGGTAACATAACTAAAGAACAATATTTTGAAATATGTCGACAAATGGGCAAAGAGCCTGTTGAGGAAGATATTCCTATTGAACCAGGAGATTTATCTTTAGAAGCTCAACAGGCTCTTATGCTATTTTCTGTACTACCAGATATGATAGAAGGTATGAATGGTGTTTGGTTAGGTAAAAGTTTTTCTGGTATAGGAGACATTTTTGATTTTTATGAAATAGAAGATAGACGAGAGGTATTTGAACTGCTAACATATATTATTAATCAGTATATGCAGCATCACGAAAACTTAAGATCAAGGAGACAGAGTGGCTAGTATTATAAATACTATAGTAACTAAATCAACTACACAAGGTTTTCCGCAAACCGGACAACAAATAGACGAACTTAGTAAGAAACAAACCAGACTTGCTAATCAGTCTACCAATACTGGTCGCGAATTTGCTTCTCAGGCTAGCGGTCTAGGAGGACTAGTCGCAGCTTATGCAGGCGCCGCCGCAACTACCTTTGCTTTACAACAGTCTTTTAGTGCTCTTAGTGCTGCCGCTCGTTCTCAAGCCTTAGTAGAAGGTGTAGGTTCTTTAGCGCAGTCTCTTGGACAAGACGGGCCAAAGATCATATCTTCAATTAAGTCAATAACTCGTAACCAGTTATCTCTAACTGAATCTGCGCAAAACGCAGGTATTGCTTTGTCTGCGGGACTTGGAGGAGAGCAAATCGAGCAATTAAGTGATATTGCTACTAGAGCTTCTAAAGCTCTTGGTAGAGACCTTACCGACTCTTTACAGAGACTTGTACGAGGCGTAGGTAAATTAGAGCCTGAACTTTTAGACGAACTTGGTATTTTTACTCGTATAGAGCCTGCAGTAGAGCGCTACGCTACAAAAGTAGGAAAGGCAGCCTCGACTTTAACTAACTTTGAACGTCGTCAGGCTTTTGCCAATGCTGTTATCGAAGAGGGAACTAATAAGTATAGAAACGTAGATACTTCTATCTCAGATAGCTCTCAGAATCTTAATAGACTTGCAGCTAATTTACAAGATTTAGCTATTAAATTAGGACAAGTATTAACTACTATTTTAAATCCTATAATTGAGTTTTTTAATAAAGATGTAACTAATCTAGCAGGTTTAGCAGCTATTATCGGATCTTTGATATTTTCTAAATTAGGTCAAGTTACGAAAGAGGGAGTTGCTTCTTATACTAAATCTATCCAAGGTGCTGCCGCTACAACAACTAATTGGTTAACTAGAGCTACGGGAGAATTTAAAGGTTTCACCAAATCAATAACAGAGGCTCAAGTAGCGGCTGATAAACTATCTAGTAAAAGTCTTGCAGGACCTAGAGATATACAAAAACAAACAAGAGAAACACTGGGGCTACTGGCCCAGGGCCCTGCTCCTGCAGATCTTCCAAGAATTAGACAGGCACTAGATGCTCAGATAGCTGAACAAGAAAGATTACAAGCAGGTAGAAGGGCTAAAATAGCTCAGCTACAAACAGCAATACAAACTATACAACCAGCAGCAGGAGGTGTCTTAACTCCTCAACAAACCGCACTTATAGCAGATCGTCAACAAAAAATTCAAGAGACAAATGAAAAGATAGCTAAAACAAATATTATTACAGCTCAACTAACAGAAACTAATAGTAAATTAGGTCAGTCCTACAGTGGGCTGAGTGGTGCTGCACAAAAAACAGGTGGAGCTATTAATGCTATAGCAACTGGCTTTCAGTTTCTAGGTAGAATTGCAGGCGGCACTTTGACACTATTAGGACGTTTTGTAACAGTTTTTGCTATCTTAGATATAGCAGGTACTTTATTTTCAGCTATTACTGGTTTTGCTAACCCTTTCAGTGCTGCTATAGAATATGTAGCAGAAAAAATACAGAAATTTATAGAAAGTTTAAACTTAGGTAGAAAAACAAATGATGCTTTTGCCTCATCCTTTTTAACACAAGGAGACGCTATTCGAGCATCTGCTACCAATATTGAAAATTATAATAAAGCTCTTAGTGAGGCTAATAGACTTACTACTAAAATTACCTCTACTGGTGTTCAGCAAAATACACCAACATTTCAGGCTATAG